TTGATGTTAAGCCGATGTCTATTGATTACGAATCAGCAATCTTTATGAAAGATGTTCCTATGATTAAACTTACGAAAGATATGTTCGATAAAGTAGGTTTAGAATTATGGGATGATGCAAGAGGTTGCGATAATTCAGCAATTGGTGTTTCCGGTTGTTACGAACCTTGGTCTGACTTCGCGTATTAAAAAAGGGCGTTACCACCCTTTCCTTATTCTTGTATCAAAATAATACTGTTTGCATTCGCGGACAGTTTCTGATATTCCTTCCTTTACTTCTATCTTACATTTCTTATTCAATTCAACTGTGTTATTCGTAGCACTGATAGTACCTATAGTAAGAATAACCCAAAATACAATAGTCATTGTTTACATTCTCCAAGAGATAAAAAAAGGGATCCCCGAAGGGATCCCCTAAAGTGGTTTAGTTGACCTAAACTCTTTTTATTATAACACTTCTTAGAATAAGTTAGCGATAGTAACTTTTCTGTAGTATGTGTTAGTGTCAGCAGTAATAGCGCCGAGTCCTTGAGTTGCACCTTGTGCAAAAGGATTCGCAACCATACCATATCGAGTTTTGAAACCGATTTTTGGTTGGAAGCTATTCTCACCAACCGCACGAACCATTTGTAACGGTACGTATGGGCAGTAGAATAAACCTGCATCAAATGCAGATGAACCTTTGTAACCAACTACTAAGTAGTTAGCACCTGCGAAAGGATCAACGTATACTCTGAATCTACCGTTAAGAACACCAGCAAAAGTATTACCAGTATCATCAACTTCTAGAGTATTAGAGTTTAGAGCAGGAGTGTAATCCAACACACCAGCCATTTGTAAAGCAGAGGCTACGTCTGAAGAACAAATAACAACGTTACCTTTTCCTCTACGAGTTCCTTTAGCAATTGCGTTAGCTTCTTGCTCAATTTGGAACATTAAACCTTTGAACTTCTCAACAGACCATCTACCGTTGGCATCGACGTCAAGGTCGAAAGTACCAGGAGTAGCGGCTGCAGCAGCACCAACAACAGCTGTATCATAAATTGTTCTAACAACTTCACGGTTGATCTCAGTTAAGATTTCAGTTTGAAGAATGTTAGCCAATTCAGTTTCAGCGTCAAGGCCGTGAACAGCTTTAAGGTCCTGAGCAAGCTCAGTAGTGTATTCTGCTTTTAAAGCACGAGTCTTAGCAGCAACTGTTACCTTCTCGATTGAGAAAGCCATTTCTGCATAGTTAGTTCCGTTACCGTCACCTAATGCTTCAGCTTCAGTTGTACCCATACCAGTACCAGTAGTTACAGAACCACCAGGTAAAGTATTTGCATGAGTTCCGTCACCAGCAAAATCAGTGTCAGCTTCGTTAAACATTGCTTCGCCGCCTGCTTGTGAACCATACTTTGCACGCATTGCGAAGATAAGTCCTGTAGGACCAGTCATAGGCTGAACACCACAGATGTCGTATGCGATTAAGTTAGGAACAGCACGTCTTACCAATGAGATAAGAATTGGATCGTAACCAGCTGTAGGACCGCCTGCAGTTGAACCACCACCAAATCCGCCAGTTCCGGCGTCGTTAGCAGGTGCTTCTGAAAGCAATGAAGTCATATTAGCCGATAAGTCACCAGTTTCTGCTAAAGCACGTTCTGTATTTTCCAGGATAGTAGCTGTAACTGCTTTCCTGTGATTATCGTTAATTGGTGAAAAAGATTCGTGCGCTAAGATAGGCTCCCACTTTTCCACTAGTCTTGTATAGTTATCCATTATGGATCTCCTTATTTAAAATTAAAATTTAATTTAAAAACCAAATTAATTATTCTAATTACTTCTTAGTGTTGAAAGCTTCAACTAGAGCATTAATAGAGGTGTAATCAGAAGATGGTTTAGTTACTTCCTGTTCCTCTAGAATAATTTCATCATTCTCTTCCTGAACGTCCTTGTTTTCAACAATAGGCTTATCACTGAAGAATGATTCCTTAATTACTGAAAGATTCTCTGCGTATGCATCGGTATCTTCCACATCAAGCTTTTCAGACAATACTTTCAAACGCTCTACCTGATTAACAGATAAACCTTCTGCAAGTTCGTCAAATTTTTGTTCTGCTTTGAAAGTGGCAATAGTCTTTTGTAATTCGATATTCTCGTTTACTAGATCATTGGCTTTCCCTTCCAACTCAGATACTGTTGTTTCTAAGTTTTCCACAACATCAACAGTTTCTTCTGAAACAGTAACGTTATGTTCTACGAATAAGTTCTTAAGACCTGACATTAATGATTCCGCCATCTCAACCTTAATTCCGGATTCGATTGCGATTTCATTTTCTGACATCCACTCAGATACAACGTAATCTAAATACTTATCAACATTTTCAGTAATAGTATCTAATTTCTCAGTTACTGCTTCTTCTAATGCTTCATCTAAAGATTTTGTTAATTCTTCGCGAATTGTTTCAGTTCTTTTGTTTACTTCTTCGTTTAATGCGGCTTCAAATACAAGACTGATCTTGCCTTTGAATTCTTCTGATAGATCTTCACCTTCAATGATTGACTCAATTGAAGATTCTACAACTACTTCTTCTACTGTTTCAACTTCAGCATCAACTTCTGTATCTTCAGCAGTAGGAACAGGCTTACCAGCATCAGCTTGACCAGGAATTACTTTCTTTGGATCAACTGCGCCTTTTGGCTCGTCGGTAGTGGTCTTCTTCAGTTTGTCCTTTTTACCTTCTCCACCTTCAGGTGTTACAGCAGCAGGTACTTCTGAGATGCCATCATCGGAAACGAATTTTTCTTCTACGTTTTCCATTTATTTTCTCCTTTAAAATTTGTTTAAATCTACAAATATTCTTTATAATAAACTTTACTTTATTTATTTATAAAAATTTAGTTTCTCAAAGATTGGACGAATGTTTTAAACATTCTTGTTGCCGTCTCTTCATCAATTGTTCTTACTACGCGATTGATTTTTTTCTCAACTTCTTCTTGGATATTTTCAATTGCTTGAGTTGCTCTCCAATTTCCAGAAGCTATATCGTAGTAGTACTCTACGTTCTCCATGATACCATTTACGAACGCATTTGGTGCTGAAGGGTCAGTAACAATATCAACAGTAGAAAGATGGAAATCTTTTTGAACTTCCATAACTCCGTTCCTACCTGCCTTGACCGAACCAAGACCGCGAGTCGAAACCCCGATCTTTACTCCTTCGTCTAATAGGCTCTTGACGATTTCCCCCATAGGTGTTGATAAGATTTTAGCCTTACCATAAAAATCGTTGCCGTCGCGTCTCATTTCAGTAATTAAATGCGAAACGCGATCCCCGTTGATTTGTGGACCATCAGGGTGACCTAGTTCTCCAAGAGCACGTTTAGTTTCAATAAACTCTTTTTGATAACGACCCATCTCGTTCTCTAAAGTTGCGCTTGGATAAATTCTTCCATTGCGATTTTTAATATCGCCTTGCATGAAGATACCTTCAATAAAGTAATTCTTTTTGCCGTCTTCCTTGGCTTCTGTAATTACCTCTACGGAATCTTCTCTATATTCTGTAATTAAATTCATGATAAGTTCTCCTTAGCAAAATCAAGGATTTCGTTAAAGCCTGCTTCGTCAGCAACCATTACACCGTACATATCCTTTGAATTCGTTTCTGTTAATTCTTCGAACATTCTATTTAATAAATCAGCATCTTCTTCTGATATTTCAACCGAAGTTTTGTTTTGTAGTTCAAATGATCCTGCTTCAATTGATTCACCGTAAGCAGCCTTAGCAAGTATCTTAGCAGCTCCTAATGGACGACCACTTACCATTGCATCACCTTTGCTATATGCATATAATGATTTAACGTTTGAAAATACTTCAGCTAATTTATTCTGCCACCATTCTTCAGGATCTTGTCCTTCTTGTAAATGTTCTTCAATTTCTTGAGCAGCGTAACAAATAAAGTTTAACTGTTTCATCATCATTGGAATTTCTTGTTGGGGACTCTCAAGCAATTCTTCCTCTGTGGAAACCTTATCTAACATTTCTTTGAACGTTAATGAAATTGTTTTACCATTTGAATCTTTAATTGAAACAGATGTTGGAGATACCTTTGGCTTTTTAATTGGCTTTGCTTCAGGCTCCAAAGAATCCTTGTTATCACCTGCATCAACTTTATCTTCTTTTGTTGTTGCTTTCTTAACAGGTTTCTTTTCTGCTTTAAGCGTACTATCTGAACAACCACCTTCTTTAATATGGTAACCATTACCGTCACAATGGTCGCAACCTTTGCCTTCACACTTCGGACAAGTTACCTTTTCTTCCATTGATTCGTCATCTTTCTTTTCGTCATCCTTTTTCTTTTTGTTGACTCCAAGAATTTCAGTAATTGATTTCTTTTCTTCAGCAACTTGTTTACCTGCGCCTGCACGTTGAGGTAATGTGTTGTCTACTTTAGTTTTATACGCTTTATCGTAATCAGCTTCTGAATCTGTTTTATCAGCTTTTCTGCTGCCATCGCCTAAACCAGGTATTTCTCCTGTAAAGACGTGATCAGGAGCAACAGGATGAGGAATTACCTCAATTGTATGTTGGTCCTTAAAGCGTCTTTCCTCAGGTGATTGCGGCTGGGCAACTTCTGAAACTAGATCTTTAAAATTTTTCATGTTTAGTCCCTAATTTAATTTACTCTATACTTTTATTTATATTTTAAAAAGGATCGTCTTCCGGATGACCGCCTTGCGATTTTTCATCAGCAATTTGTTCTTCCATTTCATCCGCCTGTTCTTCTGTCATTTGTAGAACATTGGCTGTAATCCACTGATGAGAGAAATACTTACCAGTATAATCTGATATATCTCTAAGAGTATTCAATCGTTCTCTCAGTATTTCAGCTTCCTTTAATTCTTCAAAGTAATTATCCTTAACAAAGTCATAACGAATATCATTTCTAATTTCGTTAAACTCTTCAGGTGTTAATATACCTTTTAGTACTAATTGTTTTTCAAGTACAGTATTAAATACCCATGAAAAACGTGTACGTATCCTTCTAATAAATTTTCCAAACTTTAGTTCATCACGAGTAATCTCAGATGTTCTACCAAAGGTTGCCATGGCTTCTGGTTCTAAACGAGATAAAGGTACTTTCAACGCCTTATATAATTTACGTTGAAAATACTCTAAGTTTTCGTTACCACTCAGTCCTGGTGCATTACCTCCTGCGAGGGTATCAACTTCAGTTGACCTTTCACCACCACGACGAGGAAACCAAAAGTCCTCTGTCATTGTTAGCATTTTACGAGAATCAGTAATCTGTCCTGACTCCGAGTTATACTGTAACTTGTTCTTATGTCGAGCCATCATATCTCTAAGATATTGCTCTGCCTTATTCTTTGGCAAGTTACCTACATCAATATAAAAAATTCTTCTTTCTGGTGCTCTTGTTAATGTATAAATTACAACAGCATCTTCTAACATTCTAAGCTGATTTAAAGCCTTTCCTGCTGGATGTAAATGAGATAATACTAAACTGTTATTCTCATTCATCAATCCTGATGTTACTCTTGCGATTGCATCCTTAGCAACCTTAACACCTGATGTACCTGCTGAGCCACCTGCTCCTGTACCTGTATTTTGAAATCCACTTTCTGAATACATATAGTATTCATTTTTGATTTTCTTAACAGGTATACCTGAATGTTTATCCTTTCCTTTCTTATCAACTTCTCGTATTAACTTGAGTTTACGAGGATCAACATATCTTAATTCAATTACACCTTTCTTTACATCTTCAGGGTCAATAATAATATGATAGTTTAATCTTCCATCAACGTAAAATTTATTAAACATATCATATGCATTGTTTGTAAAATCAAATAATGCAAGTATACTATCAAACTCTTTAATAATTGTTTTCTTTACTTTATCAGATAAATCTGTTTCACCTAAAGAAATATCAACTACTCTATCATTCGTATCAACACTAATAGCTTCGTTTACAATATCATCAACTGCTTGAGAAACTTCAGGCTGCATTGCCATGTGACGATATCTTGTAATAAGTTCGGATTCCGTTTTGGCAGAACCCTCCATATCAAGTATCGTATTATAAAATCCACCGAGCGCATTACCAACGGTAATCGCTCCATCATCATTAGAGGGTTCGGCAAAAGAAACTGGTAAATTAGTCTCTTCCTCTGCCCTCTTTATATCAAAGCCAAAAATTTTCAAAATATCATCCTATATTATATTATGTAGTTGGGATGCCAGTCTTCCCTTCGACCATCCATAGATCGTAGGAGAAGGTTACATCAAAAGTTTGTATTCCGTCAGTATCCCAATCCATAGTTTGTGCAGCAATACTTGTTGGGAATAACCCTTCAAACTTGTAAGTACGTAATGCTTCACCATTTTTACTATATTGTGTAATCAACGCAGTAGTTTTGTAATCCTGAGGTAATCCTCTTAAATTAGTATCATGCGTTGCTATACTATTCATCCAAGCTTCCATTGAATTTCTTACTAGGAAATCCTCGTCGTTAATAACCGTTACTCCCCATTCAGCAAATGTTCTACTTCCTGCGTATTTAACCTGTCGGCCAAAGTAATTGACACTGTCAATTGAAGTAATTGTACTTGCGGGTAAAGTTGAGGCTTTAACCATAAACGGTATCTTAAAATCGGCAGAAGGATCTACAGGATTAAGAAGTTGTACTTGGAAAAGATTGGAACGAGCGCCGCCACCAACTAGTTGGGATTTGAACTCATTAATATTAAATGCCATTCTTTTTCTCCTTTATTAAAATTATTTATTATGTTAGTGACCCAACAATTTCTTCAAACTCTACACCTGATCTTGTAGCAACAAAGGTTAACTCAATCACATTGATTGAACGTGCAGGCTTAATAAAGATATTAGCTCTGAACTTACCTGAGTCAATTACTGACGGTGTGTTTACTGTTGTATCAGAAACAACTCTAAAATCAACAATTCCTCTTTTACCCTGAATGTCTCTTAAGAATGGTTCAACGATTCCTTTGAACTGAGCTTGAGTAAACTCGTCATTCAATTCAAACAAGAATGATTCAGCAGCATTGGCAATTGCCTTTTCAACTGCGATGAACAATCTTCTAACGTTGATACTATCGAAAGCACTGTTTCCACCTAATCCTGTCTTATCACCGAATAGGACAACTCCTCTTCCTGATTGAGCCATGACTGGGTTTATATCTGCGCCGTATAACTGATCTCTCTGAGCCTTGTTAGGATTGAAAGCAAGTTTTACAACATTCTTAATTACACCTTTACGGAATCCTGCTGGACTTTCAAAAGGTTCAACTCTTGAAGCACAACCTGCGATATCACCGTTAAGTGGAGTGTATCTATATACATCGTTATATCTGTCATATCTGTATTTGTAACCGGAGTCAACTACAGAGTATGAAGAACTAGGTAAATTACCTTTGAAAGCTTTGATGTTAGAAAGAATCTTTTCT